CAAAACATCTTTTTCAAAATTCAAGCCGTGTACATCAAAAGGTACAGTGAACTTAGACCAAGAGTTTTGTACTTTCTTACCGTTAAGGTTTAAGAACTTATAGATATAAATTGTTTTAAGATCTGTACCACTTGTTAATACTACACAACTTTGTGTTGTAGAATATGTAAAATCTCTAATACCAGCTGGTATATATGTAGGAATAGCGTTGGTAACTGTAAAGGATTCATAACTCTCTGTATTTTTATTAATGAGATATTCTCTCATCTCTAGGTACTCAGCTTTGTCTACAGGGAAGTATACAGAATCTCCTATAACTCTAGGGTTAATAGAGGAATCAGCATCAAATTCAGTTAGCGGTGATACTGATACAGTGTTAGGACTCAATAACTGTCCACCTGTATCAAGAGAAAACTGAGTGTTGTCAGAGAATAATATTAAGTTATCTTGGAAAGGTATAGCAGATCTAAGATTAGTTATCTTGTCTGTTGCTACTGTAATATCTATTGGATCGCTATCTACTAAAGCTTGTACGGTAGTTCTAAAGAAGTTATAAGTAATAAGATTACTATCTGTTTTTAACCCTAATCCAGCTTCACTCAAAATGACTTTATCGTTACATAAGACTCCTAATCTGTTTCTATAGAAGAACACATTGTTAATTAATTCCCCAACAAAAGAAGGAACTGAATTAGTAAATTCATCACCAACTAAACGATCAGCCACTACTAAAGGTTTAAAAGTAAATTCATCTTCAGCGGTTAAAACTAACTGATGAACAAAAGAATTAGCATCATAACCTTTAACAATATTAAATCCTACAGTTTCTACCCAATAACCGTTACCAATATCTATGTTATCTTTAGTAACAAACTTTACATAGTAGTCATCCACTGTATCGTCACCCCCTAACACTTTAGTAACAAATCCATTCTTACAATACAAAGGTAAGTCTGTAATACTATTAACTTCTTTATAGATAACCCCTAGTCCGTTATCAGCTAGTCCATCAGAACTAACAATAGAATATTGCATAGTCGTAACTTGAGCATCGTTTACAGAAAGTTCTATTAAGTTTTCAGTTAAAGTAGCTGTAAAGTAATCTCCAGTAGCTGGAGTTGCACCGCTATCTACAATTGAACCAGAAACATGACCTATCAAATCTGCGTGTATTGCTTCAGCAATTCTTTTTGTGGTGCTATCGTTAATAGAGTGAGCGTACCCACCACTGTTACCAGAAGATGATTCTGAAGCTGTTCTAGTTTGAATTGTCTGTCCGTTAAAGTTTGGATTGTTTGGTGCTGAACCAGTAAAAGTTCTTGCTACCGTACTAACACCCCTCTGGTATGATCCCTCGTCTACCTTTGAAACAGATGTAACAGAACCGTTACCAATGGTTACATCAATAACACCTGCGGAATAGGTCTTTACTCCACTAAACCGTACATTTAATCTTATTGTTCCATCTAAGTAACCAGAACCAGCATTTGTAACGGTAATCTGGTCTAAACCTCTGTTCTGATATTTACTTAGATTTTTAAGAGTAATACTAAGAGTAAAAGTTACAGCAGGCGTTCCAGTTTGATTATGTGTAATATTTAAATCATAATTAGTTTTTTCAGCTCCTTGCTTAACAAAGATTAAAGCTGAATCACTAACAGCATCTGTGAAAGTATTTTGTTGTTCAACAGGGATTTGGTTATTTACAACATAAGTTGTATCCCCTACAGATAAAAACTTTAAATCTTTTTTGTAGTCAGTGCTTTCTAAATAATCTCCAGAAGCAATCGTTAAACCATTTGCGTGGGAAGTCTCAGAAGAATCTACGATAGCAGCTTCAGTACCGTCATCTAAATTAAATATCCTTAACTTATCACTAGAGGTAACCGCTACATATTTTTCATCTCTGTCTCTAGTAATGAACTGACATATATCTGTGTCAGCTAATGTTATATCATGCTTCCTTAAAAAATCTAATCTATTTCTTTTACGAAGCCCAGTCGTAGGATCGCTATACGCATTGATCTGTTCAGTACACTGACCTTCCAGTCTCATAGCGTCTGGTTGTTGGCTTACACCCCCAACAAGATTTGGTATAGTCTGTCTAATTAATGGCATTAGTTAAGATCGTAGTTACGGTTAAATCCAATTCTCTCTGCGGTATCGTAATTGTCAAATATATTATAGTTACCTTGATCGTTCTCACGGTCTTTGAAGTAAGTCTCTAGTTCAGCTTCTTGCTTTCTGATTCGTTGTATCTCACTACCAGACTGTGGGTAGAGTTCAGCTAAGATTGCTGCAACTTTTATCTCTAAGTATTCTCTGTATTTTTGAGGAACTTCTAATTCTTCAATACTTCTTTTAACAACTCGTGTACCTTTGATAGTACCAGAGAACTGATCTACTGTATTATCTGTTAAATTCTTTAGAACAATATAAGCCCCATCTACCACTCTAGCTGTAGGATAGTCATCTAATTCTTCATACAACTGAGTATTTGGAGTTACTCTAATTGTACCAGATGTAATAGTAAAGGTTACATCTTTCTCTGTATTAAACCACCAACCACGAGCTTGTAGTTCTTTATCAGTGTCTATTAACAAGTCTCTAGCTTCTGACGCAAGAGCGTGTTCGTTCGTATTAGAACTAACTTTGTTAACTCCTAGATATCTTAGGATTTTATTTACAGAGGAAACAATGTTTGTAGCAGTGTCAGAAGAAGCACGATCTGTTCTAAGTTGGACAGCGTCTTTGATTAGCTCTACCTTCTTGTAAGCTGGTAGAGATTGAAACGGTGCTTCTTGGATACCCATGATACGCATCTCTGGTCTAAAGTCTTTGTAGCTTCTTACTGTACCACTGATATCTACACCTCCAGTATCAAACCAGTTCTTCTCGGCTGTGACCATGTAAGCTGTTTCAGCATCTAACTTAGTCTTTTGTGAGTCTAATAAACCTGTTTCTGAAACTGTTTTAAGTTCTTGGTCAGCTGTTAGAGCAGCTTGAGCGTCTACTAAAAGTTTCTCTGCATCCGTCTTTAATTCTTGAGAATCTATCAGAGCTTTCTCAGATGTAGTTTTAGATGTTTGCTCATCTACTAAGAGTTTCTCAGCGTCAGTTTTGAGTTCTTGAGAATCCACTAACGCTCCTTGCTTTGTGGTTAATGTAGTCTCAGCATCAGTTTTGAGTTCTTGGGCATCTACTAACGCTCCTTGTTTTGTTGTGAGTGTAGTTTCTGCATCTGTCTTAAGTTCTTGTGAGTCTATAAGTAAACCTTGTTTCGTTGTAAGTGTCGTTTCAGCGTCAGTTTTCAACTCTTGAGCGTCTACTAACAAACCTTGCTTTGTAGTTAGCGTAGTCTCAGCATCTGTCTTTAGCTCTTGAGCATCCACAAGTAAACCCTGTTTACCTTTTAGGGTTGTATCAGCCCCTATGTCAGTAGCTTTAGCCACTTCAGTGAGTGCTTGCTTTACAACCAAAGCTTCTTGGTCTGCTATTAAAGCTGTTTCAGCTGTAGTTTTAGCTACTTGCTCATCTACTAGAAGTTTCTCAGCATCTGTTTTAAGTTCTTGAGCTGCTAATAATTCTCCTTCTCGTAATACTTTAGTAGTAGTATTTACCTCTGTAAGCTTCTGTTGATCTACAAGTAACTCTTGAGCGTCTATAAGAAGTTGTTCTGAGTTAGTTTTGGCTACTTGTTTCTCTACTAAACTAGTTTGTTGAAGTTCTGTGCCTAATTTAAGGGTAGCTAGTTTCTCTTCCATATTACTCTGGAGAAACATTACCTCTCTAATTCCTAAATTCTCTATAGCTTGTGGTAAATCAAATGTTACACTGCTATCTTGTTGTGCATCCTTAGCTTCTAGAACAGCCTTGGAATATATTTCCTCTTCTAATGTTAACTTGTGAAGAGTTTCATCTGTGATGTATCGTGTTTGTAATATACGAGCAGAACGAATTGTAACATACCTACGGAACTCTTCTGGGTGATCGGCATGCCAAGCTGGAGTACCATTAGTAATACCTATGATAGCCCCTCGTGAAGATTGAAACCACCAACCTCTAGCCTCTACATCTTTATTAACTTCGTCTAATACTCTAAGACATAGATTAACAACGGTGTTTTGCCCCTGTGTAGGAGTTAAGCTACTTACACTTGTAATAGCTCTTTCACCAAGAGCCATCAAGCAGATGTTTACTGACTCAGTAAAGTTTGTGGATGTTCCAAAATCTGTCATATATAAAAAAAATAAAAAGCTGGAGGTCACATTTAGTGACCCCCAACTAAGGTTAAGAATTACTGTACTTCAACGCAGCACTCTGGGCGGATAACTCCGTGACCCATAGCGTATTTAGCTACGAACAATGTACCTTGTCGTTCCATTTGGTACTCAGACTCTGTTGCTAAGTCAAGTAATTTGACTGTACCAACACCAGCTTTGTGACCAGCTACGAAACCAGTAGATGCTAAGTTACCATTGTAACCAGTACCGTTACCAGATCCAGCGTGATTAACATCAAACACATCATTGTTTGCGTTATCATCGTCTTGATCTTGGTTAGCTTCTGCTCCAAGTGTAATGATATCTTGTAAGTGGTTAGACTTATACAATGAGATACCAGCGATTTGAGGGATGCTACCAGTAGCGATAGAACCAACACCACCAAAGTCACGATTAAGAGCGTTATTAGATGACGCATCTGTAATCAACTTGTAGTATTGTGTTGGAGTTAAGATCGCATAACGATCATCTTCTGGGACATCTTTCTCATCAAGCTTTTGAGCTACATCGTAGATAGCTTGTAACAAACCAGTACCTGTTGTTAAAGTAGCACCAGTAATCTGTGTACCACCTACACCACCTGTAATGGTTGAGTCTTGTCTTGCACCAGCGATAAGTGTTTTAAGCACAGCGATGTCAAAGCGTTTAGCTAAAGCTTTACCAAGCTCTGCTGCATAGATGCTTCGTACATCGTAGTGAGTTTTTAACTCATCAATGTTTGCGAGGAATGTTGAAGAAAGAAGAACATCGTCAATTGAGATTGTGATTTCATTCTTCTTGATATCTGATAAATAGCTATTACCACTATCAGCAATGTTTTCACCTGCTGTATGATATTTGGCTGTAGCTATGCCTGTTGCTGGGAACTGTGCAGTTTTACCGTTACTGATTGTGCGAACTGTGTGAAGTTCCTTCATCACATTTGCTTCTTCAAATGTGGTTAGGATCTCACCAGAGAACACTTTCAGAAACAATGCATCTACATCATTCGCAGAATTGATTTGTCCAACTCTTGATGGACTTGTATTACCATTTGCCATGATTATTGTTTCCTATATTTAGGGTTATTATTGATTGTGTTTTGGTGTCCTTTATCTACATTTGCTGACCGAATGTTATCCTCCGCAAAGGGCATTGTGCTACTAGTATTATGGACGAAATTCTATTTTTTGATACGCAACTTTACACGAGCCTTCTGGGTATTACTTACGAACTGTTTACCTTTAGCTCCTTCTCGTTTCTTTTTCTTTGCTGTTGCTGCTCTATCACCTTTGGAGAGGCTTTTAGCTTTGGACATTGGGAGACATCTGTCTGGATTCTTTTTGTTTTTGCTAGTGCCACAAGGACCTTTGATATTACCATCAGTCCCAATGCGAACCCAGTTCTGTTTTCTCCACTTAGCTAACTCTCCCATTACTTCTTCTTAACTGAAAGTTTCTTTCTCTTCCCATATGTTGGGGACTTACAATATTTTGATGCTGCCATATTAGCATACGCTGATGGATACTTATCAAAGGTACGCTTTGCCCAAGCGATACCAGCAGGACATATCTTAGCCATTACTTACCGTATTTAACTTTTAGTCCTTTTCTTTTAGCTGCTGCTTTCGCTTTAGCCATACCTTCTTTATTATAAGGGAATTCTTTTTTACCTACCTTTGGCATTGTTTTTTCCTTTCTTTATTGTTAAAGACTTTCGCATACATTTATCACAACCACAACCTTTCATTAGCATTTCCACTTTCTAAGTGCTAGAGCTTTACGAGTTGGTTTACCTTTTGAATCTTTCATAGGTCCTTTCACTCCACTCATCCTTGCACAAAAAGACCGCTTCCTTGGTCCTCCCTCTGGTTGCGGTCTCTTAAGGTTTGAGCCTGTCTTACGGTTGTAATATTTTCTACCAGCTTCTGAAAGACCACCAGATTTATTCTTGTGTTCTTTACGAAGCGACACGCCTTTTCGTTTCATTATTTATTTAATGTACTGCTTCCAAAATAAAATCCTATTATTGCATATAAACTTTGAATTACTGAATCGTGAATCAAGAGACCTTCTTGTGTCTCATACACCATTGTGGTAAAGATCCACCAACCTTTCTCTACAGGGATCGTTACCCCAATATCTGTAAAGGCTACAATGAATGGAGCGACAACGATAGCAAACAGAACGGTTGCTACAATACCTCGTCTTACCCATTGACCAGCTACCCTTTGAGCAGCTCTGTCGGCTGAGTCATCAGCAACTTGCTGAGTCTCTATCTTAGATTTAGCTAACTCTATTTGGCTTTGAACCATCACACCTACGAGCTTAAACACGAAGCCGCTGATTGATCCACCAATTAAACTAATTAATTCCATATTCATAAAGATGTCCCTCTAGAAAACTTGAGTGACAGCGAGTCTCTGTTCTACATTCTGACGGTAGGCTGGATCGCTTTTATATCTAGAGTCTTTCATTGCCTCAGTAACTTGTGCTGCTGAGTTAAAAGGTTTAACAGAAGCTCCTTGTGTAGCTCCCATAACAACTTGTGGAGTCTTACCACCAGCTGCTGTAAATTGTGAGAACAATCCTTGGACTGCCATCTTAGCTTGGTCTACTGTACCAGACTCAACAACTTCGTTGTATGCGTCCAATTGTTCTTCCGAGAGGTTTTCAATAGCCCACTCAGACATCGCCTCGTAGTTCTGAGGACCTCCAATAAGCTCTTGAACTTGTGCTGTTTGGTTATCAGCGATAGCTGTCTGACCAGCCACATAAGCCTCAACAAATTCTCTTGATAACCCAGCCTTAGCCAACGCTTCAAACGCCCCATCAGAGAGTTCTCCTGTTTCGTTAAACTCTGTAGTTGCCTCCCCAATTGCGGTGTCAAGATGATTAGTCTCTTCTGTGGAATCCTGTTGTTTGGTTTTACCACCTTTACTAGGTTTAGAAGACATCTTGGATTGAAGACTGTCGTAGGCTTTTGCCATTTCTTCTGGAGAGTTAAACTTCTCTGGTAACCACTCTGGACGAGTCTCTTCAGTTGTTTGAGGAGCTTCTCCAGTAGGTTGGTTCTGAGCATCTTGTTTAGCTGCTTGTTCTTCTAGAGAGATGTTTTCACTCTCTGTGTTTTCATTGATTGATACTGATTGATAATCTGCCATAATTATACTTGTTCTTGATTTTGAATGTTATCTGATACTGCTTTTATTCCAGCAGGTCCTAGCTTCTCTGTCAAGGCTTGTTCGTTAAATTGCTGTTCTCTAGCATCTAGTTCTTCTTGAGTCTTGATTAACCCAACTGTCTTGATACCAAGTGATGTAGCTCTTCGTTTAAAGTATTCTGGAACATTCACAAACTGCATTAGAGCTTCTGGTCCAACGATCTGAGATGCTCCACCAAGGAATAGGTCAAGCTTCTGTAGGTCGTTACCTCGTCCTAGAGCTTCCACACCAGTAATGATAACAGGATTTACGAGATCCTTTGGAAGTTTAGGTAAAGCTTTCTTCTTGTTCATCACATCCATAATGCGATTGACCATAGGCATTTGTAGTTCTGTACTGAGTAAAGAGTACAGACCACCAATAGCAGTCTCTAGTTCTTGACTGAGCATTCTAATCTCCTCAGCTGTAACACGCTCTGCGTTACGAACTACACCAGAGGTAAGTAAGAACGCATGACCAATACGGTCTTTGATTGCTGCCATAGTTTCTTGGGCAACTCTAAAGTCATTGAATTTATTGAGCTGTAGTACAGAGATATCCT